TATTGATACACCATATAGATTTAAAGAGTTTAAGTATACAGAAGGTTTATTGGGATTGCAGTTTATGGTAATGCTGTGTGATTTTGATGAAACTAACGGAGCAACAGGATATGTTCCTGGCTCTCACAAATACATTTATGATTATTATCAAAATATGTATGCTGATAAAAGTGTGTTTGATTTATTCTTTATGGACAATTATAAACAGCACCAAGGACCGAAAGGTAGCTTTGTATGCTGGCATCCAAAAGTTATGCACAGTACAATGCCAAATCACAGTAATGAAATTAGGCGTGGTTTGTTATTACATGCGGCTGAAAAAACAACGGCAAGAAGACTCAGAACAATAGATCCGCAAAAGAATGCGATACTACGAACTAGTTAACTTTACGTACTAGCTGTATGTTTCGTCTTTTTATTCTTTTCTGGCAAATGTTACTTAGGCTAATTGTTGGGCCATGCACTACATTAAAGTCCTTAAGACTAAAAATAACCATGGTGGGTCTGTATTTCTCCCATCTGGTTTTGAAGATAATGTTGATAGGGATCATTCTATTTGTTCCCCACCACCATTCTTCACCAAGTTCAATAAATTCAGCTTTGTCATGATCGTTTTTGATATTATCAAAACAATACATGCTAGCCATTTGATGATCTTGATTTTGCATGATACCAACGTACTCGTTACCGCCGTACGAAACTAATGTCAGAAAAGGAAAGTTTTCTAAGAGTTTTTGATATTTTTGTGGTATATGTGTCATATTAAATATTACTTATCACTATAAATAGTCATGGAGACCGAAACATGAATTATCAGAGTAAAGCATACAGTTACAACCAACGAAGTGAAATTGTTATACCTAATCGTAGAGGTACAACTTATTACGGTGCACAAAATCATAAGCCACTTATAGCATATGAGGGTGTCAACAACGACTTTGAGTTCTTTGTAATTGATAACAGCCGTAAACCTGTCAGTTTAACTGACAAAACATTTAAAGCTACTATAGTTGACAGAACAACTAAGTCGTCTGTAATTATTAAAAATCTTATTAAGGTTGATCCTGATACAGGTAGTGTACTACTGCGGTTAACTGAGTCCGATCTTGGTAAATTGTCTCCTGCTTTGTATGATGTTACTATTACTTATACAAATCAAGATGCACTAGTTTTTGGATTATACAGTGATCAAAATGCACGTTTAACATATGTGCTAGAAGTAAAAGCCAACCCTAGTAGCCAAATCAAATCAAGTCAAGAAGATGATAGCTTTTCAGGATCGCCTGCATATAGTGACGCATTTACTGGCACAGCACAAAACAAGAATAGTGATGGTACAAATACCGCTGTAGCGTATACCACAAACTTTAGTGGTAAATTTTATGCAGAAGGATCACTAGAATTAAATCCAACAGCATCAAGTGATTGGTTTACCATTCAGTTAAATGCAGGTGATGCAGAAGATTACTGGACATTTGACAATGCAAGTGGACTAGAACCTTTTACCTTTGACGGAATGTTTATGTGGGTACGTTTTAAGTACGAAGCAGACGCAGGAAACCAAGGAACACTTGACAAAGTGCTATTTAGAAGTTAAACTGTATATATGATAGTTTTAGATTTTGTACGCCAGAGTATTCCTGGTGGCTGGAAACAGTCCCCAAGTGGATGGATAAGTGGTAATTGTCCAATGTGTAACACTCGTGGACACGGTAGAGATACTCGTGGCCGTGGCGGTTTGGAATTTGATATAGACCGTGTACGATACAACTGTTTTAACTGTGGTTACACAACAGGCTGGAGCCCTGGTAAACGTATCAACAAAACACTAAACGATTTGTTAGTTGCATTTGGTGCAGATCCTGCACAAGTACAGCGTGTTAACTTTGAGCTACTTAAAGAGAATGAAAAAGACCAAGTAGCACAACAGTTTATAAAAGCAAGTGAAGTTAAGCATAAAACTAAAGTTAATTGGCTGGGTATGAAGTTGCCCAAAAATTCAAATACATTTAAAAATGTACAAACACACCATCTTAATCCAGGACAACTGGAAAGTTTTGTGAAAGCAGTACAATACGTTGAAGATCGTGGTATGAGTTTTTATAGTGAATGGCGTTGGACACCAGAAAGCCATTTTAAGAATCGTATCATACTGCCGTTTTATTATAAAAATAAGGTAGTTGGGTATACTGCTCGTTGGGTGGGCACACCTCCAGATAAAGCTACACCAAAATACTATCATCAGATGCCTAAAAACTTTATATATGGATTGGACACACAACGTAAACATAAGTATACGATCGTTACAGAGGGGCAAATGGACGCATTGTTAATAAATGGTGTCAGTGTTGGGGGTAATACTCCTAGTAATGTGCAGTGTGACATTATTGACGATTTAAAAAAGAAAGTTATAGTTGTGCCTGATGCAGATAGTGCAGGCATGGACTTAGTAAATGCAGCTATTCGCAGAGGATGGAGTGTTAGTTTTCCTCCTTGGGAAGGATGCAAAGACGCCGCAGATGCGGCATTAAAATATGGTAGATTATTCACAGTGAGGAGTATATTAGATAGTGCCGAGACAAATACCACGAAAATACAACTACTTGCAAAATCCTATTGTAGATGATTATAATATAAGAGATGAAAATTTTTGGAGACAAGTAGATAAGATGAAACATATTAGTGCGTACACTAATTTACACAATTATTGGACCAAGCATTTTGCTTGGTGGCCAACTCGTAGTGATCACAGCGGAAAGTTTATCTGGTTGACAAGTTATTGGGAATACGCTATAACTATGGATATGCATGGTAAAGTACCACTCAAGGGTGACGCCTGGCGAATGATCTACACTCGAGAGGAATATATATTGAAGAAGTTAACAAATAATGAGTGAAGAGTACACAGAAGATTTACAAAAGTTATATCTAGAGTTTTTACTTGCTGACAAAGATTTGTTTGTGCGCTGTAATGCGATTACAAATAGCAAATACTTTGTACGTAAGTATCAGCCTGTTATGGACTTTATACAAGAACATGTTGATGGTTATGGTGATTTGCCAACACATGAACAAATTAAAGCCAAAGTAAGAATTGAATTTGACAATGTCAGAGATAAGATTACTGATGACCATAAAAAATGGTTTATGGATGAATACGAAAAGTTTTGTAGACACAAGGCACTTGAAGGTGCTATCTTGGAAAGTGCTGATAAATTAGAACGGCATGAGTACGGAAGTGTTGAGCAACTGATTAAAGATGCTGTTGGTATTGGACTAGCAAAAGACTTTGGGCTTAACTACTGGGACGATCCAGCAGGACGTATACAAGCAATTAAAGACAATCGTGGACAAAACAGTACTGGTTGGGAAAGCCTTGATAAAGTATTGTATGGTGGATTTAATCCAGGAGAACTAAACATCTTTGCTGGTGGTAGTGGTAGTGGTAAGAGTTTGTTTATGCAAAACATGGCACTCAACTGGAGTTTGGCTGGCAAGAACGTAGTGTATGTTAGTTTAGAGCTTAGTGAAGAACTATGTAGTATGCGTATTGATGCTATGCTTACAAACCAAAGTACTAAAGATGTTATGCGTAATGCTGATGATACAGCACTTAAAGTTAAAATGTCTAGCAAAAAAGCAGGCATACTACAAATGATACAGATGCCTAACGGCGCAACTATCAATGACATCAAGGCATATATTAAAGAATATCAAATACAAAACGACATTAAGATTGATGCATTATTTGTAGACTATTTGGATCTTATGATGCCTGTTAGTGTTAAAGTTAATCCAAGCGACCAGTTTATTAAAGACAAGTATGTAAGTGAAGAACTACGTAACTTGGCTATTGAGCTTAACATATTGTTTGTTACAGCCTCACAGTTAAATCGTGGTGCTGTTGATGAAGTAGAGTTTGATCACAGTCACATTGCAGGTGGTATTAGTAAGATTAATACAGCAGATAACTTGATTGGTATTTTTAGTAGCCGTGCAATGCGTGAGCGTGGTAGAGTACAGATCCAGTTTATGAAAACACGTAGTAGTAGTGGTGTTGGCAGTAAACTAGACTTGGGCTATAACATGGAAACACTGCGTATTACAGATTTAGATGAAGATGAACAAGGTGAAGATGGACAAGTAGCAAGCATTTATCAGAGCTTGAAAAATAAAGCAACAGTTAGTCCAGCAGGTCAAGATAGTGCACAGCCCACAACACAAGCAGTTAATAATGCTGAGCGATTACAAAGTTTACTTAAAAGAAGAGAATAATGAAAACCTGTAATCATACATTCAATCATCTTGCACAAGTGAATAAATCTGGAAATGTTGTGCCTTGTTGCCATATCTCTGTTCATAACGAAGAAGTAGAATTTAATTTATCAAACATAGAATCACTGGATGGAATATTAAACTCGAATTATTGGAAAACGCTCAGAGAAGATATAAAAACTGGCGACAATGAAGCATGTAATAATTGCTGGCGTGTAGAAAATACAGGCGGACACAGTAAACGAATGTGGTCAAACGAAAAGCCTGTTAACACTCCGTATGTTATTGAAGACTTAGAAATAGCATTGGATACAACTTGTAATATGATGTGTAGAATGTGTCAACCATCACAAAGCTCTAAGTGGGCCAGTGCAACAGATGTATTAAAAAAACTAGACAAACTAGAACGTCATTATGGTGATCGATATAACCAAGAAAAACTCAATCCTACTAATCATAATGACATTATGCGTGTGCTTAATAATACTGATCTAAGTCATATAAATGCAATAAACATAGTGGGCGGTGAGCCTTTTTATAGTAAGAATTTATTACCGTTACTTGAACTTCTTGATAGTCAAGCAGGCATTGAAAATATTACATTAGGATTTAACACCAATGGAAGTATTTTTCCAAAGGACAAAGTACTGGATATATTATCTAGAGCTAAAGACCTATGCATTGATTTTAGTATCGATTCTATTGGTGACTTAGCAACAGTAACTAGACATGGCATAGACTGGAATACTATTGATAGTAATATACAAAAGTTTATTTCATATTTTGGAAAAGACAAAATTAGAATACACAGTGTTATTAGCCTGTTAAATGTTAACCGTATACAAGAACTATATGATTATAAAGAAAATTTACAACTGCGTTCTTGGACATGGCAATTCCTGTCGGGACCACAGTATTTGTCAGTATACCAAATACCATCAGAGATAAGAAAAAAATGGCAAATCAAAGCCGACAAACTTAAAGTAGGGACAATGTATAATGCAGAATTAATGTCTACAGTAGAAGCAAAACAAATGTTTGGATCGTTCTTACAATCTACAAGCATTATCGACACATATCATGGTTGCACTTTTGAAAGTGTTAATCCTGAAATGTATAATTTAATTAAGGTGTTAAACCAATGATGCCGTTGACCTTATGTGTATCTAAATATGATGTACGAACAACGGGCGAAGATATAGGCCTGAATGTTGCCCGCATCCCATAGTTGGTAATAATTCTTATTGCCTATGGATCCTAAGTTCACTATCAGGAAATGCAAAGTTGCCATAAGTACTATCCATCATTGGTTTAACAACAATATTTATAAATAGTAGTGATATGAAACGTAAAACGAGATCTATATTAGAAGAAATTAATGCTATGTCACCAAAGCGTGATAGAAGGCAACTAGTTGAGGCTAATGCTGAACAAGTAATTGTTACAGCAATTAACCTTATTGAAATGATTAATGAAACATTTGATGTTGAAACAGCGGCAGATTTAAACAAACGCTTGATCAATTCAATTCGCACTAAAGATCCTCGAAAATTTAAAAGAGGGGTATCAAAGCTGTGAAGGTTCGGGATATTATAGGCGGTACAAGTAAACGTAAACTACGTCGTGGTAGCCGCATCAAAAGATTAAGACAGGAAAATTTCCACATTAAAGAAGGTGGTAATGTTTTTCCTGATAGCGTGAGTTTTGATCACAGTCAAATTCCAGCTATCATGAAAACTGTTAATAGTGTGCTACAAAAAACTGGAAGTACTGCTATTCCAATTGGTAGTGGTGCTACACCTACGCCAGGTAAAGTAAGCGGCGACTTGGATATGATTGTAGACGTAGATCAACTGAAACAACATTTCAATATGGAAGATGCCAAAGATGCTGAAATCCGTAAAAAACTACGTCAAGTATTTGACTTAACTGGACTTAATACAGGACAAAGTGGTACTAGTGTGCATGTTGAAATACCATTGGACGATAAAACACACCAAGTAGATATTATGGTTGTGCCAAATGCTGGTAATGCCGCAAAGTTTCATACACACAGTATTCCACAAGGTAGTAAGTGGAAAGGTGTAAACAAACAGATTGCACTAGCTAATTTAGCTAAAAAGAAGAATTTATTATGGTCGCCATACCAAGGCTTGTTTAAGCGTTTAGAAAATGGTAAAAAAGATCCAAATGGATTAGTAACAGACAACATTGATAAAGTAGCACAAGTATTATTAGGCCCAAATGCCACAGGACAAGATATTGGCAGTGTAGAACAAATTATGGCTGCATTGGGTACAGAAGCAGGCGATGCACTACTTGCAGATCTACGCAGTGATCCAAACTGGAAAGAACTAGAATGAGAGCCCGTCAATTTTTAGCAGAAGCCGCCAAAGTAGGTCGTGAGTATCAGCACCTAGAAGATTTGGTGTTTGCGGAAGGCAGTGCCGGCGCCCTACGAGCGGCGAGTATATTACAAAGGCTCGGACAAGATTCAAATGATGTAGCTATCAAATGGGATGGGAACCCTACTATCTATTGGGGAAGAGATACAGACGGACAGTTTGTACTAACTGGTAAAAATGGCTGGGGTAAAAACAAAAGTACTAGTAGTGATGATCTAAAAGCATTTGTTATGAGTACTGGTAAAGGTGAGGACTGGAGACAGGACTTTGCTAATAATATGGGTGATGTATTTGACATCATGCAACGTAATACACCAAATGACATGCGTGGCTTTGTATACGGAGATTTATTATATTCTCCCAGCAAGCCGTATGTTGGCAAGGACGGTGCTTATCAGTTTGAGCCAAACAATGTATTATATACAGTAAATGCTGATAGTGAACTGGGGCAACGTGTTGGTACCAGTAGTATTGGTATTGCAGCACACAGTTATTTTGATGCTTTTGGTGACAAAAATGGTACAAGTATTGGTGACACAAAACGATTAAACACTAATGAAGTTGTAGTAATGGGGCAAACATATGTTCCACATCAAGCAAAAGTAGATACTAGCCATGTACAAGACATTATTCAAAATGCCAAGTCTAATGCACAATTAATTGACAACTGGCTAACACCTGAAAAGGGACTTAGCAACAAAGGCGGCATCATTTACACTTATGTAAATCAAATGGTAAAGCAGGGCAAACTAAATCAATTACAAAAAGGTTTTTTCGATTGGTTAAAAACTAGTAAAGTAAGTACTGGTCAACAAGCAAAATTGATGGCCGGAGATAGTAAAGGCTTAAACGCCATACTTGGATTAGTTGTACAAATCATGACAGTAAAAAATGAGATTATTGATCAACTTGATAATGCACCTGCTGATGTAACAGCAACGACAAAAGGACAAAGCGGCGGAGAAGGATATGTTGTGGGTAGAGACAAGATTAAACTTGTGCCAAGACATCGCTGGACACCAAACTTATAAATACTAGCATGGAAAAATATACAGCAAAACAATGGGCAGAAATTGAAGGTGGACACACAATGAGTGAAGAAAAGCAACCAGCTTTTGGATTTATTAGTGACCTTAATGAAGCAAGTAAAATGTATCGTACCAAACAAATGGTAGATACAGCAGACATTCGTGACACACTGAATTTTGCTTTTATTAATTTATTAACAATGCAGATACTTTACAGTGACTATAACACTGCACCGATTGCACAAGACTACGCAAAAAGAACACTAGTAGGCGGCGGTAACTTTAAAAACTATCGCAGAGACGGAACAGACTTATATCATGCACTGCATAAAATTACATCTAATGCATCTAATAGTGACAAACGTTCTCGAATTCAAGCGGCCAAATTGGCTGTTCCAGAAACACAATTAAAACAATATTTGAGAGCAATGGCAACTGGACAAAAAATACCAGGTACTAGTGGATTGTTTATGCGTATGGAAAGAGGTCTTGATATTACTGAGGCCAACTATAAAGCAATGAGGCGTTTAGCTGTAAACTGGAATAATTTACCAGCAGGACAAAAATCACTTTTAGCAACTCGTATGTTACAGTATTACAGAGCTAATGCTATACGTGGTGAGTTATATAATCCGTTTAAAAGGTTTTCATCAGCTGGTGGATTTATTGATCCTGCAATCGACAATGCGGAAAAAGGTATTACGGCACGTAAAATTGCAACTAGAGCGGCGGCAGGCACAGCTGCAGCAGTAGGTGGTTTTGCTGTAGGTAGGAAATTTGGCCGCAGTCTAGTATAAGGTGACACTTGCACAACAACTATATAGCCTATACGTTAGTTGACATTACAGACATTAACAAGCCTAGTAATACGCCATCGTATAATCAAAAACAAAATCTAAACACATTCATACAGCTGGCTGGTCTGCGATCCCAACCGTTATCTTTTGTAGTGACTGAAATAGAAGCACAAGATCTAGTTGGATTCCGCTTTGGAAAGCAGTATAAAGGACTACATCGTGTGTGGAAAATTGAGTTTAGTGTAGAGCATAGCGATGTTTATACTCATAATGATAATCCAGTGCATTTTTTAGAGAACGACTTTGACCAAGTACCATTTATCCCTTATCTTAATGAAACAGTAAACTTTATTGATAGTACATTTGAAACATACGATGAAAAAACATTAAACATATACTTTCAGATGCGTTAGAATCTAATAAATAATAGTGTGAAAAAGGCACAATAACAACACAGGCACTAACATAGGCACAAGAATACGGAGTTCGCCACAAGCCTCCGAAATCAAAAGGCTACATAAAAGGCTACTGTTAACAAGGTACAACGATGTACTAAAGACGCAGTTGAGTGAGAATTATGTCTATAGCGACAATTGGGACAACCCAGTTAGAGAAACAGAATTTAGAAGCGCACGTTGACCTGTGCGCTGAGAGGTATCGTGTCTTGGAAGAAAAAGTTAATAATATTGATACTCGCTTAAACAATATCGAAAAGGGCGTTTTTCAAATGCGTGAAGAAGGCATACGTGAGTTTGCCAAGATGCGTGAAGAAATGATCAAAGCCAACGCAACAACAAATAAAATAATGATGGGAACTGGCGGTACAGTTCTTGCAGGTCTACTAACACTAGTAGCAACATTATTAATGTCATAAAAATCTAATAAATAACTATATGAACTTAAATGAACTCACATCAGAAGAACCTGTTGTTGAAGCACAGCTAGTCTGGGCTCGCAAAGGTAAAAAAATTGTACGTAAATTTCGTTGTAGTGTAGGACAGCGAAAAGGTAGAGTTGTGAGCGACCCTGCACAATGTTCCAAACCTATCGATATTAAAAAGCGTATAACATTACGTAAAACAAAAGCAAGAATGGGCGGAAGACTTGCAAGAAAAGCACAGCGTACAAAACGTATGAACCCAGCAAGTAAAGCAGTACAACGACTGAACAAGGTAAAGTAACATGAAGATATTTGATATTGTCACAGAAGACAAAAAAACATGGATGAAAGACGGCGTTGAAATGTGCAGCAAAGACTGTTGCGGTCAACCTATTACTGAATGTGAATGCGGTCCAGATTGCAAGCATTGTGATTGTTACAAGTTAAATGAAAGATATGGTCTTCAGAAGGGCAACGCAGGTGCCGCTAAAATGGGATCCAGTCAAAAGAATACTACCAACCGTTATAACGCCAAAGTAGCCGACCAAAACCGTGAAGCTGGTATTAAAGCACAACAACAGTATAATAAAGAAAAGCGTAGTGCAAAACGTGTTGCAACTGGTATTCCAAATAGACCAGCACCACAACAAGGACTAGTTTAATGAGAGCATTTGTAACAAAGGGCGGGTTCCCAACATTTATCAATATTCGTGAAAGTGATTTTTTAGATAAACATTTTCCACAAGATATTATCTTAGAAAAAAAATCACTAAGTGAACGTGAGCAGTATGTTGCTCAAAACCTAGTTAGTCGTGGCGTACTAGATAAAGTAGTTGACGGCAAAACAGCAGGTTATAAACTTAATATTAACAATTACGGTAAATTATAATGGCTAGATCACTCAAAGATATCCTTACACATCAGGTAGAACAAACATCTGCATTACTACATGAGGCGGCAGAAACTGACGTCGATTTAAAAGTTGCTATGACACAAACTATAACAGAACAATCAATCACAGTACAAAACTATCGTATTGACATTGTTAAAGAAGAGTTTGCTGGCAGACAGAAAAACTTTTACAATATAGTTGAAGGCAAACAAGTAATACATAGTGACTTAGCATTGTTTGAAACAGCAATGGGTATTGTTAAAAAATATATCACTAATAAAACATCAGGAATTAAAGAACTAGAACAGTATGACAATGATTATAGTAATTCACTATATGAAACTTGGGCACAACAGTCTAGAGCAAATAAGGGCGGTATTAATGAAGATATTGCCATTGCTAAAGCCAGTAGGGCAAAGCAAAAAGTACAAGAAGCAAAGCAAAGAATTTTATCACGTCTATAACAGATGTGCATAAATATAATAAACAACGGGGAATTATACAATGTATTTAAACGATTTAAACTCAGCTGCCCATAATGTAGAAAAAATTAACAAGGTTCTAGCGAATACGTTTGGACATAGTGTTAATATTTCTGAAATGAGCACAGATGCATTAGGACGTATGCTAACAGCAACTAATGCAAAAATTACACAAATTAAAGAAAGCAACAGTGCGTATTGGGAAAACCCAACGTACAATAAACTAAACTTAATCCAACATTCATTGCGCACATACATCAATGAAGTTGCACCAACACGTAACGATGGTAAGAAAATGAAAGCTAAAGTTAAAGTTAAAGAATCAGCAGAACTAGAGCAAGCAGAAGTAATGCTAGCTGCACAAGAGTTAGTTGATGAGCTACAAAAAATGGTTGAAAACTTAGCAGGAATGCAAGTACAAAAACTTATGCCAATTGTAGATGCAATGAAAGAGCAAGTAGGTTTTGAACAAGCTGAAGCATATAATGCTAATGTAGATGCGGCACTAGGCACTTTACTAGACGCTTCAAAAGCAACAAAAGACGCTGTTGAAAATGCAACAATGGCGGCACGTGGTGAAGCACCAGCTGCTGCACCAATGCCAACAGACATGGCACCAGCACCAGAACTAGACGGCACTGATGTAGACATGGGTGACGACGAATTTGGTGGTGACGATGCTGCTGCAGGTGACGACAACCAACTTGGTAGAGAACTAAAAGGTGAAAGTGCTCTAGCTAATATGGAGAAGGGTGCGTTAGCCGAAAAAAAGTTTCTAGAGAGTAAAGACAAGCTCTTTAAAATGGTCGAAAGCGGAACTATGTCACATGATCAGTTTATTAATATCATTAATGAATTAAGTAGTGGTACACCAAGTGTACGTATTGATCAAGATCCAAGTGAATATGGTAACACTGGCAAAGACTATAGGACTATGCCGTACAATCCAATGCCAAAACAAAAACCTAAAGTAGGAATGCCTGCAATGAAGAAACCAAGAAGTGCAGGCGGTTTACAAACAATGGAATTGAGACCAGGTGATGCAGGACACAGTGCCACAATGGGTATGATTAATCGTATGAGGAATGCCAAGTAATGGTTATTAGTGAAGTTATCACAGAGGGACAGGATTTTGTACTCAATGGCATTGAAGAACTTATTGTTCGTGCCAAAGCACGTGGTATGACTTCACTAAAAACACCAGTCGTACAGGCAAAACTAGAAGCTAGTGGTTATTTTGTAGATATAAAATCACTAGTACGTATGTTAAACAGTATTGATGCCGTTGGCAGTGCTAACCGTGAAGAAATTAAATTAGACTCAGCTCTACCCGTTGACGCTGAAAAAGATGACGACACAGTTAGTAAAATGGCATCAAAACAACTTGCTAGAAAAGAGAAGAAACTATGAGCTTAAATTTTAATGCACAACAAGCCAGAAATTTAGCAAGAGCTGACCTTACTATTTTTAATGAGTGTTCAGCAATCATGAATCAGATTATCCAGGATGCTGGAAATGGATTGTACCAAACTATTATTAGTGATGGTACAACGATGACTGAGAGTAACCCAACACCAACTGCTGATGCACAGGCATTTTTTAGTGTATGGCAAGGTGCACTTAGTAATACTGCCAAATTGGATCAAATGAAGCAAGTGTTGGCCTATTTTGAGCGTTTAGGATATACTATATCACGCCAAACAAATACTGGCACAAATACTACAT